GTCAGTGAGGCGTTCTTTAATAAACGCCTTCAGTGTTGACGGGTGAACATGGGTCTTGGTCTTGGGATCAAAGCCACGCTCCTGCAAGAGACCAATCACGTCTCCCGCCACGTTGTCTTCGCCCTTACCAAAGGAACAGGTCACGTCGTTCTTGATGATGTCATCAAGGCCATTGGACCGTAGCCAGTCGAACGCCTGATCCTTGTTGGCAACCGGAATGGATGCAGCAACAATCATCTTCCGCTCTACCGTTACGCCGTCCACGTCTAACCGTTCCACACCCATCTCATCCATCAAGGCTGGGATGTTCTCAACGGAGAGCTTATGCTTCTCCTGCTTCAATGCTTTTAGGTGAGTCTCCGCATCGTCGATGTCGTTCTCTACTTTGCGGAGGTTTCGGACCAGCTGGCTAAGTTGCTTCCCTGTTCCTGTATCAACTCTGCCGACTGCGTCAGCCTCATCAAATATGTCGTCGAATATGTCGCTCATAAGTTTTTCCTCTTCAGGGTTGATTTGTTCGGAAGCACCATGCTATCCGTATTGAAGACAATAGTGGAGGTATGTGATGACTGTCAACTACAATTTTAAACTTTCCCCTTTTAAACACCAGACGGATGCTCTGGACTATGGGTGGGATCGCACAGAGTTCGGCCTGTTCATGGAGATGGGGACAGGCAAGTCCAAAGTGCTTATCGATAACATGGGCATGCTGTACCAAGCGGGCGAGATCGACTTCGCTTTGGTCCTCGCACCCAAGGGCGTGTACCGCAACTGGGTGGCAAAAGAAATCCCCGAGCACATGTCCGATGACGTGCCGCACCGTGTGATACGCTGGGTCAGTGGACCAAACAAAAAGCAGCAGGAAGAGATGCGCTCGGTCAAAGATAAGTTCGATGGGCTGACGATCTTCGTCATGAACGTCGAAGCGTTCTCCTCGCTCAAGGGTCAGAAGGCTGGCGACTGGATGGGTCGTGCGCTGGGCTCCAACGGGATGATCGCTATCGATGAATCAACCACAATCAAAAACCACAAAGCCAAACGCACCAAGTCGCTGCTGAAAATCGCTGCAACATTCAAGTACCGAAGGCTCCTGACAGGCTCCCCCGTTACAAAAAGTCCAATGGATATCTATTCGCAGTGCGAGTTCCTCCGTCCTGGGCTCTTGGGCTTCGACTCCTACTACGCATTCCAAGGTCGGTACGCTGTGGTGCAGCGAAAAACTATGGGCATGACAGCCTTCCAGCAGATCATTGGGTTCAGGAACCTCGAAGAGCTGACCGAGAAGATCGATTCGTTCTCCTTCCGCGTTCTCAAGAAGGACTGCCTCGACCTCCCCGACAAGGTATACACCGCCCGCTATGTCGGCATGACCAAAGAGCAGTTCGATATGTACGAACAGATACGCCGGACCGCCATGGTCCTACTGGAGAGTGGTGAAATGTCCACGGCTCCCGCTGTAATTACCCAGATGCTGCGCCTACAGCAGATCATGTCCGGCCACCTAAAGACGGATGACGGAGACATGCTGTACTTCCCATCCAAAAGAATGGATGCGCTCGAGGAGATCATCAACGAACACGATGGCAAGGCGATCATCTGGTCTCGGTTCCGCCACGACATCATGAGTATCACGAAGATGTTGAACGATAAGTTCGGCCAAGGCTGCGCCGCAGCATACTTCGGGGATACATCCGACGATGACCGCGCCGCTGCGGTGCTCAACTTCCAGAACCCCGATCATCCACTCAAGTATTTCGTCGGCAATCCATCCACTGCTGGGTACGGTCTGACTTTGACAGAGGCCAACCTCGTTGTGTACTATGCCAATGACTTCAATCTCGAGACGCGCGTCCAATCAGAGGACCGCGCACACCGGATCGGGCAGAAGAATAACGTGACGTACATCGATCTGATCACCGAAGGCAGCATCGATGAGCACATTGTCAAAGCATTACGCGCGAAGATCGACATCGGCGCAAAGGTTCTAGGAGAGGACGCAAAAGTATGGCTAAGTCTGAAACCCACGATCAAATGATCGAGGCTATCTGTGACTACAGGAAGGGGTGGACCAACATCCACTCCGCCACCAAAGAACTGGAAGAGTTAGCAGGGCTCACACCAGAGGTGGCCAAGGCTCTACTCAACAGCATGAAGAGCAACAGCATCACGAACATCCGCGGGTATAGTAAAGAACCCGAACGACTTTTCAAGAGCAAGATCGGAAAGTCCAACGAGCATAAAAAATAGCCCCCTAAGCAAGGGCCCCGAAGGACTCTTGCTCAGGGGGCTAAGTTGGAGAGCTCAAGGCGAGTGAGACTTACGCCTACACATTGTCAGCAATCGCTTTACGGATCAAGACTGAAAGTTGTCGGGCCATGGACCGCTGTTCGCCTTCAGCCAGTTGTCGAAGCAAATCGTGGTCCTCTTTGATGAGCCCCACGTTCTGAAACTTCTGCTTGTCTTTGTCGTCTAACTTTTTACGAGCCATGATGCCCTCCTATTTGTTGTCCGCTTATAGGGCATATGGTAGTGGGGCGCAACCTCTACCGGAATTGCTCCGCGTTACGTGCCCAGAGGCAGAATGAGGCGCGTTCTTGGGAGTGTCGTGCGTGGACATCGGCCTTTGCAATACGACCTTTGTTGAACAGACGAAGGCAAGCGTTGCCGATCACCTTGGTGTCTGTGTCAGCGGCATCCGCTAGGTCAATGGTTGTCCAGTACGACACATCAGGGTCGGACATCAGGCTCATGACCTCTAGATCGATGTCAGACGCAGACCGGGCTTTACTTTCTTCCGCAGTCTCTCGAGCCGGAGAAACTTCTGCAAAGGTCTGGTCCTTTTGTGGGGATACACGGACCGCCCTCCACGGAATGGAGTGGCGCTTGTCCTCGTAGTTCGGGATCACATTCGCGTCAACAATATCCCCGATGTCCAACTCCACCTTTTCCACCAAGCGTTTGTTGAAGAACACTGATTCTCCGACATCGGTTGATCCGAAGGCGCTGCCTGAGTCGGAGACTGATTCAATCATTACGCACATGTTTCTTGTCTCAAATGCTTTTCTCATCTCTTCCATAGTCTTAATCCTTTTTGTACGGGGTCAAATGTTCTTCCCCTTGTTTCGCAGATCACTGGTGAACTTCTTTAAGTCCCTGACCGCAATCTGTAGTTCGTTCGTTATCGATGGACGCGCATCCCTCCTGTACCGCTCGTCCTGCAACCCATCTACTTGAGTGCGCAGATACCTGAGTATCGCTTCGTCAGCAGTGGACAGCGCTCCGTCATCCCCGCTCACCACAAACCTCCAAACACATTCTTGAATGCATCGTCGAGGACCCTGTCCATTTCTCTAGCTGTCATCACTTCTCTCCTTCCAAAACTTAAATTGATACGGGTGGCTCGTCTCACGCCTGGAGGTCACCACAGCAATCTCTTGCGGTCCAACACCCTGCCCGTTCGATACAGCCCGTGTCGCTAAAAACTCAGCCTCGAGGCCGTGCTTCGCCTCAACCCAAACGGTGCGCTGCACCACAAACTCGCAGACCACCTCATACGTGGCCATGACTACTCATCCTCGTCCTCATACTCATCGTCCTCCACCTCACCCGAGCCGCCGCACATATCACAGGTGCGTAACTCCTCGTGCAACTCACCAACATCACGGCTGAACGACTGAGGGCGCGGTACGTCCACTATCTCCGATCCTTGGCCATCGCACTGAGGGCAATCCTTTGTTCTAAACATTGTCATATCTTTCTCCTCATCTAATTTATGGTTTGTTCATTTCGGGCTTTCGTCGCCCTCGCGTTCGTAATATCTATTGCCAGTGGGGCGAATATTTCAACCTTGGTTGTTGTTGGTGCGCTTGCTGGTTACTGCGCTACAGTCCGATTTCTAAGCCCGCCCGCCCCACACGATCACTTGTCACCTCGCGCTCTTGGCCGCATGGACGCTGACAAAAGATTTGTTTGGTGGCATTGCGCCCACACCTCGCCGCCGCCGCCCATGTCAGACAGTTCGTGGCGCGCATCGCTGACAATCAGCAGCGCATCCGAGCATTCCGCCTGCGACGGTAGCGTGACCGTGTACGTTGTAGCGCCGATATGGATCAATAATAGTGTGAAGAATGTAGTCATTTGTCATCTCCTGCGGCAATCTTTGCCCGTTCGTGTTTAATCCTGCCTGCAACGTAGTCGGGCGCGCTAT